CAAATGAAAATGATTTTGTTCATGATATAGAACCATCATCAATTGGATCAAAAAAAATCGCTGATTTAATTTTTACTAGTTGATTAGATTGATTGATTTGTTTAAAAATATATTATATTTATATATCATATAATGATGAATAATTATGATATAATAAATAATCTGAATGATAATGATGATAATGGTAAAAATGACACAATGATAGAAATTGATACTGGAAAAACTCAAAAATTTTGCATATCGAGACATTTAAATTCTTGCAATAATATGGTTGATTCAGCAAGTTGGACGAATGTTCTTTATAAATTTGAAGAACCTCCATTATCATTGTGGGGAATAATTTCTGGTTTAGCTTTACAAAGAGAACCTTATGAAAAAGAAGTTTTTCAAGAAAAAAATTGTGTTTATGTAAGTTGTTTAGTTAGAACTTGGATGACTGCAATTATCGAATATTTGCCTTATTGTAATAAAAATGAAATTTCATTGATTATATCACCTTACATAAAAGAAGCAGATATAAGTAATAAATTTTATGTAGGTCAATCAATTGACAAAGGAAACATGCCAATTGATGTAAAAAGCCAAATAGAAAAAATTAAATATTTTTTTTCAATTTTAAAATTAGTTCAAATATACATAACAAAGTATAATAATAATGATGATAAATGCGAAAAAATAAAAAAAAATATCAATACAATTTTAACAGATCAAACAAAAATAAATATAATTTTTCCTCCTTATGAAACAATAAAAAACAGAAAACAAGTGAAAATACGTTATAGTGTTGAATTAATTTACAATTCTAATAATAATCAATTAAATTCTACAACATACTTATTTGAAGGAAATAATAAAATAATAGATACTGATGTAAATTATGATATTGACCCTTATGCTATTGGAATAAGAAAAGAAAATAATATAGAATTAGAAATAAATAATGAAAATGATGAAATGATTGGAGGTTCAAATTCAACAAATAAACAACAAGATTATTTTAATGAAATATTAACAACATTTTTAAAACAAAATGAAAATAATTTAATAAATAATGAAGAAATTATATTATCAAACAATGAAAATAAAAAAATAAATATAAAAAAAAATGAAACAAAAAATAGTTCATACATGCGTAATAAACCAAGAATAGATATTTATACAAAATCTTTTGGAAAAGAAGCAATATTACTGTTTATTGATTGGATAAAAAATATAAGAAATGATAAATCTGAATATATATATGTTGTTGCACATTCAAATATAATGCAAGCATCATTATATAATATTTGTAGTAAATTAAATAATAATGTAAATGTAAATAAAAGAAATGTCAATGCAACTTGCAATACAAATGGAATTCAAAATATAGTAAAGCAAAATATATGGGAAATTATTATAGAAGTAAATGAAGAATTTAATAAAAATTTATATATAAAATCTGTTAAAATAAGAAAAGGTCAAGATAAACCAGATAATAATTCAAAAAGAAAATTAAGTTACAATCGCGAAAAAGAATTGAGTTGTGGTAGCAATATAAATAATATAAACAATTATATTAAACAAGAACAATCAGAAGAACAAAAAGAACAATTAGAAGAAAATTTGAATCAATACTCAAATCAAAATCAAAATCAATTTCGAGGCGAGGAGCTACCTCTACAAAAACCAAGTGGATTGTGGAGTAAATTTAAAGGATTTTTCTTTAAAAATAAACAAGGAGGTTATAATTGCAAAACTTTTAATCATAAAACTTGTAATCGTAAAACTTGTAATCGTAAAACTTGTAATCGTAAAACTTGTAAAAAATATAAATCTTATAAAAAAACAAAAATAAATAAAAAAAGAAATTATAAAAGAAAAATAACTTGTAAAAATAAAAAATAAAATATATATTGTAAAAAATATATATTTTATTCATAAAATATTTTTTTTATAAAATTTGTAACAGATTTATTGAATGTATATATTATAATGGGTGCATCTATATTACCAATAACTATTTATAAAGGTAAAATATATTTTTTATTTGGAAAAGAAAGAACAATTGATGAAAATCCAGGTTGGTCTGATTTTGGTGGGGGAACTGATAATAATGAAAGTTTTATAGAAACAGCAAGTAGAGAAGGTGCAGAAGAAATTACAGGATTTCTTGGAGAAAAAAAAGATATTAAAAAAATTTTAAAAAAATATGGAACATTTAACATTGACTATGATGATCCTTCAGGTAAATATGGAACTTACAGATGTCATATTTGTCCAATTGAATATGATGAATATTTACCAAGATATTATAATAATAATCAAGTTTTTTTACAAAAACATTTAAATCATGAAATTATAAGAGATACAAAAATATTTGAAAAAACAGAAATAAAATGGTTTTCATTTGAAGATATCAAAAGAAACAAAAAATATTTTCGTAAATTCTATCAAAATATTGTTGAAATGATTTTAAATAATAAAAAAAATATTGAAAAATTTATTTTTTCAAAATTTAAAATGAACAACAAAACAAAAATAAAAAAAAATAAAAAAAATAATAAATTCATAAAAAAGAATAAAACAAAAAAGAATAAAACCAAATTAAAAATAATAAATGAATGAATATAACAAAAGTATTTTAATTTTTAATTAAACAAAAAATTAATTAAAAATAAATAATTTTTTAAATAGTAATTTAATTGAGTTAAAGTTAGTTATTAGTGATAAAAAATAAAAATAATTGACTACACTTACCTTATTTACACCTAAGAAATGCTATTCAAAACAAATAAAAATATTTATAAAATATTAAAATACATTAGGACGTCACTGCACCATTATGTGATGACCTTTCACCACACAATAGTACAATAACTACATATGCATAATAAATAATATTTTTGCCAATTAAATATAATTGAAAAATAATATTCACCAAAAAAATATTAAAAAACAATGAATATTGGTAAGGCTACCAAATGCCAAATAATTTTTTTAAATCCGCACAAAAATTATAAAACGACTCAACATAATAAATATTCAATATTCAGCAATATTAGTATATTTAATATGAGCAATTCTATATAATAATAGAATGGTGATTTTTTATTGTAATAAGATAAAATCACAAACTCATGAATCATAATTTCATTATATTGAAATTTGACGATATTTTTATAATTTTTGTTATAATTCTATATTTATAAAATTATAATACAGACAAATTATGAAACTGACGACAATTTTTGTTACTGTTCAACCCTTAAACAGATGATGACAGCAAGACAGACAAATTATGAAACTGACGACAATTTTTGTTACTGTTCAACCCTTAAACAGATGATGACAGCAAGACAGACAAATTATGAAACTGACGATAATTTTTGTTACTGTTCAACCCATAAACAGATGATGACAGAATAACAGACAAATTATGAAACTGACGATACAATTTTAAAATTATACTAAATAACTCATATTTGGCCTCATATGAATTGTATATATTTTAAGGCTGTATATACCCTCAAAAAATAAAAATGCTAATTGAATATAAATATTCAAAACTAATTAGTTGAATCATTATTAATCCTAAATTCCCTAAAATAAATATCAATATTAAAATATATTAATTCTACATTCTTCTGACAATATTAAAATCATACAAAAATAAATTCGTATGAAGTTTGCTAGTTTCTGCTTTTTTTTAAGTGTGCTGTAAAGAAACTAATATGAAATATTTTTATTATATTCCACATATTATAGAAATATTATTTTTTTTCCTAAAATAACGTAAAAAATATATAATTTATAAAAAAATTAAGTATATAAATTGCGATAATCATTTAATTTATGAGTGTTACTAGTAGTAGTATCATTAACATTATGAGTAAAAATTGAATCATGAATAGGTCTTGAATAATTATTTATATTATGTTGTAAAACATTCAATTCATTATTTTCAGTTTCAGTTTCAGTTGATATCCAAAGAGAGACTGGTGTTCTAGGATTTGTTATTTGTGAATCACGAGACAATCTTGGTTTTTCAATAATTCCTTCTAAATTTAATTGTCCCTCATCATATAACATTGAGGCCATTGCAGAATAATTATGTAAATCCAATAAAGTATCTTTTAATCCTTCATCAGATACTAAATTAATTCCATTTTTTGTTATTGAAATGCATCGTTGTATTTTATCTTCAATTCTCATTAAAACTCCAACTAATCCATATTTAGCAAAAGCATCACCATAATCGGCATTTTTTCTCGCAAATAATTCTAATGCTTGAGATTGAATTTCGGATAATTGCTTTACACGATTTGTATTATATATATTACAATTTGATGTTTCCATTTAAATAAATTATTTTAATTATATAAAAATATATATTATCTTTAAATTAATTTATAAATTATATATTATTTTTATGTATTATTTTTATTTTGTTTAAAAAATGCTCAAAGATGGAATCGAACCATCGACCCTTGGCTCATAAGACCAATGCTCTAACCACTGAGCTACGTGAGCTTAATGATGACTTTATTTCACCATTATACAAATAAATATAATTTCTTTAAATACTTTTTTCAAAATATATATTATTTTTTTAAATTTTCCATGGAATTAAAAATAAAAAAAATAAAAAACATTTTATAAAAAAAATATTTGTGTGAAATTATTTTATTAAATATATTTTTATTTATAGAATTCAAATTTGGATAAGAAGCCAAATTATTAACAATAAATTTCTCATCTAAATTAATTTTTTCATCATTTTTTATATATTTTTTAGAATTAAAAATAGTTAATAAATTCATCACATTCATTTATTATTTACAAAATATATATTATACAAATATATATTTTATTTTTATAATGTTTTGAAATAGTATACTTTTCTAAATTTATATTATAATGGTAAAATTTGAAAAATTATTAGATGATTATTTGGTTCCTTTAATTTATGTAATTATTGGAATTAAAGCATTGTTTTTATTATCAGCATTATCAAACATTTTCTTAACAAAAATAGTAAGAAGTGACAAATTAATACAAATGTTTTCTCATAAATTAGAAACAATTAAACATCAAACAGAATTTGCTTTTATATTTTTAACATCAATATTAATGATCGCAATATTTAATCCAAGAGAAAATAACATGAAATATATAAATCATCATGTAAAATTGTTATTTTTCTTATTTGGTATTATATTGATTGTTACTGCTAAATGGAGCTTATTTTTTCATGAGTCAATTATAACTAAACAAATCACCAATTCATTAAAATAAAAATTATTTAAATAATATAAATATTAATAAAATTAATATATATATTTTTAATAAAATTAATATATATTTTTAATAATAAAAATAAAAATATATTATTATTATTAAATAAATATGCATGAATCTTTTAAACTTCAAAAAACTTTCGCTGAGAGAAAAGTAGAATCAGCAAGAATAATTTCAAAATATCCTGATAGAATACCAGTAATTTGTGAAAAAATTGAAAAATCAAAAATGCCAAATTTAGATAAAACAAAATATTTAGTTCCTGATACTTTAACCGTAGGACAATTTATGTTTGTTATTAGAAAAAGATTAGAACTTGATCCAAAACAAGCATTATTTTTAATAATAAATAAAAATATTTATAGTAGTTCAGCTCTTTTAAAACAAATTTTTGAAGAATGCAAAGATCCAGATGGATTTTTATACATAAAATATTGTGAAGAAAATACATTTGGATAAAAATAAATCAAAAAATAAATTAAAATATAAAATATAAAAATATATATATTTTAAAACAATATATATTTTTTATGAATTAAAAATATTATATTTGCATCTTATTATCTAGACAAGACCTGTTGAGCCAAACCCACCATCACCTCGTATAGTAGGACCACCAAGTTCTTCAAATCGATCAACAATTTGAACACAAATAGGAACTAAATTTGGAGCACAAATTTGCATTACTCTTGTAAATTTATCATAAACTTTAAATTCATTCAAAAATCCAGTCTCATTAAAAACATCAATTATATCAAATACTGCCATTAATTCTCCTCTATATCCTGCATCAATAATTCCTTGATTATTTGCAAGACGAAAACAAGAATTAGAAATACTTGAACGAGCATAAGTATAAAAAGCAGTTGGATTGCAAAGAATTTCATATGAATCATTACCACAAAAATTTAATTTGCACATAAATGCACAACATTTAATATTATAATTAATTTTTATTTTTGATTTTTTTGATCTAATGTAATCATCAATTGTTACAGGTTCAGGAAAATATATATCAAATCCAGCATCATATTGATCTGGATTATCAATTATTTTTTTATTATGAAGTTCTGCAGAATTAATATATTTTTCTTTTAATTCGACATCATCAGAATTTACATAAATTTTTATTAACATAAAATTATTAAATGAATTTGCAATTGTTGCAGTATGTGAAGTAGCATTTATATTTTGATAAACATTATTATTACGACATTTAATTGATACAATATTTACATTTTCTTTTTTTGTTTGTTCTTGCATTTCACTATTAGTTTCCATAATTATATTATTTGTATTTATAAAAATCTTTTTATATTCTATTAGCACATTTTATTTAAAAAATATTTTTTTAATTTAATGTTTACATTTAATATTTATATTTTATATGTATAAGATGAATATAAAACATATATTAGATATTATAGGAACAACTGCACCATATACTCTATTTATAATTTCTTTACTTTTATTAAGAAATTTAAAATATTATTTATTTTTTTATATTTTTGGATTTATAATTAATAATATATTAAATATAATTTTAAAAATTTTAATAAAAGAACCAAGACCAAACAATGATAAAATATTTTTTGAATTAATGATTTCTAATGGTAAAAGAATTGGATATGATAAATATGGAATGCCATCAGGACATGCACAAAATTGTTTATTTTCATTAGCTTATATTATTTTAACATTAAATCAACCAATGGTTGGATTATTTTATATAATTATTACATCAATATCTTTAATACAAAGATATGAATATAAAAATCATACAATAGTACAATTAATAATTGGTTCAATTATTGGAATATTATTTGCTTATTTTGTTTATTTTATTTCTACAAAATATATAATTGGAAAAATAAATAACAAAAAAGATGATGGATTTTTTAAATAAAATATACATTAAAAATATATATATTAAAAAAATATATATTTTAAATAATAAAAATATAATAAAATGAGATGTTGTTTTTGTGGAACAGTAAGAAATTGTGCTCCATATTTGGAAAATGTTTTAAAAAATATTGAAATACTTTCCACATTATTTGATGATTATGAAATAATAATAGTTTATGATCAATCAACTGACAATTCTTTACAAATTTTAAAAGATTATCAAAATATAAATTCAAAATTAAATTTTTATATAATTCCTGAATTAATATCAAAATATAGAACACATAGATTAGCATATGCTAGAAATATATGCTTAAATTATGTAATGCAAAAAAAAGATATTTATCCAGTTTTTATTATGATGGATTTTGATGAAGTTAATGCAAAAAATGTCAATCCAGAAATTTTACAAGAATATTTATCTGAAAATAATATGAAATTATGGGATGCATTATCATTTAACAGTTCTCCAAAATATTATGATATTTGGGCTTTATCTATACATCCATATTGTTTTAGTTATAATCATTTTACAAATAATCAATTTCATAATTATCATACAATTCAAGAATACATATGCAGATTATTGGACAATTTAAAAAATCAAAATAAAAAAAATAAATTATTGAAATGCATTTCAGCATTTAATGGATTTGCAATATATAAAACTAATGTATTTGAAAATTCAAAATATGATGGAACTATTAATTTAAGAAAAATTCCAATTGAATATTTAAAAACACATTGTCAAGCATCTGGGGGAAATTTTATATTGAATGATTATGGTCATTTAGATGGAAGACATGAAGAATGCGAACATCGTTTGTTTCATATTTCAGCAATAAAAGAAAAAAATGCAAAAATAATGATTAGTCCAAATTGTTTATTTTTTTAACGAATCATTACAAATAAATTTTAATTGTATTATTTTTTTTATGAGTTCATTACCTAATTTAAAATAACAATTATCATAATTTCCTTTTTCAAAACCATCTTCAATTTCCAAACATTTATCATAAACAGTTTCGATATATTTTTTATATTCATATTTATTTAATTTTGGTATCATTTTAATATTATATTCGAAAAAATTCAATGAAATTTTTATTTTATCATTTTGATCTTTTCCTAATTTAATATCTTCTAAAAGTTTTTTTACATTGTTATCAAATTCTGTTTCATTATTTGTAAGCATACTACCTGATTCATTATTTATATGCATACTACCTAATTCATTATTTATATGCATACTACGAGTCATACTGTGAGTTAAACCCATTTTATTAAAAAATAAATCAATTTTTTTAATTATTTTTTATAATCATTTTATTTTTATAAAAATATAAATTAATATTGATATAAATTTTCTGATATTAATGTTATTGACCAATCTACACCATGTAAATTAACAGTTCTTCCCATGTCATCAACTAATCTTATTCTGAGTCTATCAATATTTACTGGTCCAAAATATATACGTGGATTATCTTGCAATGAACCACTAAAATCAACATACATATCCCCAACATTTAAACCATTATATTTAATTGGTATTAAACTAAATGTATCAGAATTATTTGGAGCTTTTGGTTTAATACTTGTATTCATTTTACGATTTTTTATTATTTCATTTATTGTATATATTTGTGCTTGTGTTAATGTACGTGGTGCACTTGGAATTACTTGAGGAATATTTCCATATCCAAGTGCTAATTTATCTTGTATACTATTAAAATAACTATCATTATTTGTCATGTCAAGATTAATATAATTTGTTTGATTTTGTAAATTTACTTGACTATCTCTTCTTAAACATAAATATTGTGGCGAAAAATAATCAGGATATTCTAATTTTTTTGATAATTCTGCTATTGAAATTAATCCATTATTAATATGATTTTGGTTATAATCATCTAATATCAAAATAAAATATTTTGTTCCACTTAATTTCATTATTGCACCACCTGAATTTCCATTTATTAAAATTGCTTGTAAAGGTGATCTATATCCCATCATCCATCCTAATGTTGATGTATAATATGATGGATTATTTGCAACACACCTTATTCTTGGATTGTCATTTTGTTTATCAATTTCAAAAAAAACTAAATAAGGATCTTCACCTTCAACATATTCATCAATTGAAGATATTCCATTTATTATTTCACCTGCTGGATCAATCCACCCATTTAATTTTAATGTTATAATTCCATTAGTATTATTATAAATAGCAATGCTAGGAACAGGAATAGAAGAATTGGTGAATAATGCATCTATGAATGATTGTTGAATTGCAGTGCAAAAATTGGTTGGATTATAATTACCAGAGGGAATAGTTATTTTATACGATATATTTTTATTAACAACCCAAAAATGATCATTTCCATATGTTTCATCAATTGCATACCATGTGTAAGGTATTTGAAAAGAATATAAACGCAATGATAAAACATTTGTTAAAGGATCTGATAAATCCATTGTATAATCAGTAGATAAACTATCAGAATCAGAACCTTGTCTAAATTGACTATCCAAATTGATGAATCTTGTTGTAATATTTTTTAAATTTGGATTTAATGTATCTTGTGCTACAGGAAGATTTATATTATTATTAACACCTAATTGTTCTCTATTCATTGGCATGTGTTCATCATCATAAACATCAATTTTTTGAACTCTTTGAGTATTTTTATTTTTTTGAACTTCATTGTCTTGTTGCAAAACTTGATTTTTTATCCAATTTTCAGTTTGTGTATTATTAGGTTCATAATCATTTTCATAATTACCTTCATTTAAATAATTCAATAATTTTGATTGAACATCTTGAAAAAATTTAGATAATTTTTTATCTTCATGATAAAAATTAATTATATAATCTCTTGTTTTCTCAGTTACATTTTCTTCATTAAATTCAGTATTTCCCTCTCCATCTTTTTCTAATTCTAAAATAGTCAATAACTCTGAAATTGTATAATCATCAACATTAAAAGACATTGTTGAACTCATTTAACTTTATTTATTTTTTATTTTTTATTTTATTTATTTATTAAAATATATATTTTTTTTTATTTTATTTGTTAAAATATTTATTTTATTAAAAAAGTATTATTTTTAGCGGATGAAGGGATCGAACCTTCGACCTTTGGGTTATGAGCCCAACACTCTACCTCTGAGCTAACCCGCTATTCATGTTTTGTTATTGATTAGTCAATAATATAACATATAAATATAAAAATATATTTTATATAATGAGTTATCAAGATTTAATACCTCTTATTTTTACTGAAATTATTGGAGATTTTGGATTTAAAAAATTTGCAAATGAAGGAGGAATACAAAATTTTGCAATTGGATCTGTTGGATATATTGGTGTAATTTATTATTTAATTAGATGTTTGCAAGGTTCAACAATATTAATTGTTAATGTTGCATGGGATGGTATTTCAGCTTTAATTGAAAGTATAGCTGCTATGATATTTTTAGGTGAAAGATTTACTGATCCTTTGCAATATTTAGGTGTTGTATTCATTATTTCAGGATTATTTTTTTTAAAATTACCAATAATAAATAAAAATAAATTTATTTTTCCAAAATTATAATTATAATATTTTATTAATATATTTTATTTACTACTAAAAATCATTTGATAAATATATTTTCAAATAAAAATATATTTAAATCCTTAAAGATTTAAAAATGACACTATTTTATTTTTATAATTTTATAATGTTTATTATTTTTAAACCAAATATCAATTATTAATAATGTAGTACTACTACCAATCATAAATGAACCAAATATTATATATTTTAACCCTGGCATTATATTTAATTATTTAATTTTATTTTTAAGTTAGTTTTTAATTTTATAAATGTACCGTTTTAAATCTTAAAGAGTGTAAATAAAAACGTTTTATAAAATAATCATTTTTTAAATTAATATATTTTAATATTATGTTGAAGTGTCATAATAAAATTGTCCAAATAAATCAACATTATAAAATAAAGTTATTGTTGTTGTTATATTAAAAGTCCATCGAAACATATTATAACTTGTTGTTGTCAATCCAGTTGGTGCAAAATTAATTTGGCCATTATTTCCACTATTTAAAGTAGTATTACTAGAAAATAAATTAGTCCAAGTTCCTCCATTATTATTAGAACCTTGAACCATGTATGTTCCTCTATTTCCTGAAGCTTGAGTTCCATCCATCCAATAATATAAAAATTGAACTTGCATAGATAATTTTGGCGGTAATTTTAATGTAATAAATGATGATGATGTTAATGTGAATGTTTGTCCAGATGTATTTCCAGAAAATAATTGTTGTAGTGTTCCTGATCCTCCTAAACTTGAATCAAAATTATAAGTTCCAATCAAATATGGATATGTTGAAGATGAATTTACTGTTACAGATGTAGGAGTTGAAGATACATTCGACGTTCCTGTTGAAGATGAACCATTTTGTGTTCTAATCCATTTTCTACTACTTCCAGCCCAATTTACACCCATCGACCAAAATTCATTACTGGGATTTGCAGAAATTAATCCACTAACTGGTTGTTGTTGTTGTTGTAATATTGCTAAGCCAATTGGTTTTGATGCTAATCCACTTGTCCCACTAAATGTTGTTGATAAAGATGATAAAGATATTTAATATATAATTCTTAATAATATATTTTGTCAATTATGTTGAATTATTTATATTCTTTATATTATGTAAAATTAGATAATTATAGTAAATATGAATAAAAATATAGATGATCAAAAAAATAATATTGATATGCATATTATTGATATTGAAAATCAATTATCAAATGAAAATTTAGAAAATAAAGAACAAAATGAAAAAAATAATAAAAATGAAAAAAATGAAAAAAAAAATAATAATCATTCTTCTGAATTAGATAATGAATTAGAAATGGAACTTAATAGACATATAATACTATCAAGAAGTAATTCGTTAAATAAAAATTCAAAATTATCAGATGATAATTCAATACCAAAGATGCTTATCGAAAAAGATATTTTATCTAAATTTGAAGCAAATTCGAATAATATAAATTCTAATAATGAAAATAATCAAGCAGATAATAGTCAATTTTCAGATGAAAATATTAATTACAACTATGATTCTGAAGATGAAAATTTATTGCATATTTTTGATGATATTAAGATGAACACAAAAATAAAAGAATTTCCAAAATATACTTATAAAAAAATAGATTATAAAGAAGTAGAATATAAATTAAATAAATCTTATTCGGATATAAATCATAAATATAGTAGTGCATTGGATATTTTAGCAAGTTATTTAAAAGGTCATAAAGTAATTTATATGGAATCAAAATTTTATTGTGAAACTTTTTTGAATGTTTATATGATGCCATCTATTTTTTTTTCAACTGGAGCAACAGTTTTATCTCCATTTGTAAAAACATACTCATGGGGTGCTATTTTTATTGCATCTCTTAATGGAATTATAGCAATATTATTAGCAATAGTAAATTATTTAAAATTAGATGCTGCATCAGAAGCACATAAAATATCTGCACATCAATATGATAAATTGCAAAGTGCAATAGAATTTACTTCTGGTTCTGTTTTATTATTTAGATACAGTGATTTACATAAAAAAGAGTATGAATTAGAAATATTATTGAAAAAAATTGGAAATCATGAATTATATTCAATTAATAATGAAAAGAATGATTATATCATTGAATTAAATAAAAAAAAAGAAGAAATTGATAGGGCAAAACTTTCAATTGAAGAAGAATTAAAACAAAAATTAGATGAAGTTGAAAAAAAAATTAAAGAAATAAAAGAAACAAATCAATTTATAATTCCAAGAACAATTAGAATGAAATATCCAGTAATTTATAATACAAATATATTTTCTGTAATAAAAAAGATTTCAGATCAAAGAAAAAAAATAATAACTGACTTAACAAATGTAAAAAATGAAATAAGATATTTTATATATTTAAAAAATTTATATGAACATGATAAGGCATGCAATCCAACAAATGATTATAGTAAAATTAAATTAATGGCTTCAATTATTTTAAAATTATTTAAAAAAAAGAGACAATTAATAAAAGAAATTTTATTATTAAATTCAGCATTTTCAATAATAGATCAAATGTTTCATAAAGAAATTCGTGATTCTGAAAATAAACAAAGAAGCATGATATATACAATAATATTTGGAAATAAAAATGGTGTGAGACCAGATGAAATGAATGATTTTATTAAAAATCTTATGGATCCATTCAATAATTCAAAAATTATAAGTAATCATGAAAATTATGATGATTATGATGAAGAATATACTAAATTATATGAACTTGATAATTATCCAGAACGTAATCAAACATCTTCATCAAGTGGAAAAAATTTTATTGAAAAAAAATTATCAAATTATTTTTTTAATTAATTTTTATTTTTATAAATTTATATATTTTTACTAAATGTAAAAACAAAAAATATATTTAATGAAACAAAAAAATAAAAAAAATTGATTGTAAAATATTTATTTTAATTAAATAAAATTTAATAAAACAAAGTAAAAATCTAAAATAAAAATGAATCAAAATATTCCTCAATATGAATTATCTCAAGAACAAGAATTTGTCATAAATAAATGTCTTTCTGGTGAAAATTTATTTATAACATCTAGTGCTGGTTGTGGTAAAAGTTTGTTAATTAAAATTTTAAAAAATATATATCTTCCAACTAATTTAGAAAAAAATAAAAGTGTGGAAAATTTAAAAAATATTTTAAAAAAATATGATAATGTTGAATTTAAAAAATTACAAGTTTGTGCTATGACTGGTGTAGCATCAATTTTATTAGAATGTAATGCTAAAACTATTCATTCTTGGTCTGGAATTGGAATTTCAAATGGGACAAAAGAAGAAATTTTAAAAAAAGTAAAAAAATCATCATATTATAAAAAAAATTGGTGTGATATTGAAATACTTATTATTGATGAAGTTTCTATGATGTCACAGCACATGTTTGAAGTTTTAGATTACATTGGACAAAATATAAGAAGAAATAATAAACCATTTGGTGGAATACAAATTATTATGTTTGGTGATTGTTTTCAACTTCCTCCTGTGTGTAAAGATCCTCATGATAAACCAAAAAAAAATTTTTGTTTTGAAAGTCCTTTGTGGTTTGATACATTTCCTATTGAAAATAATATTGAATTAGTAAAAATATTTAGACAAACAGATGAAAGATTTAAAGAAATATTAAATCAAATAAGAGAAGGAAAAATACGAAGAAATGTTAATGAATTTTTAATTAATTATGTTGGACGTGAAAGAAATTTAGATATAATTCAACCAACAAAATTATTTCCAAAAAGATCACAAGTTGATTATATAAATTCATTTGAAATGAATAAATTAGACAATGATATTTATGAATATGAAATAAAATATGTTAATGATTTGCCAATGAATGAACGACAAATGCAATTGAGAAAACAATTTACAAATGAAGATATTGCTAATGAATTAAATTATTTACAATCAAATATTCCATGCGAAAAATTAATTGAATTGAAATTAGGTGCACAAGTCATGTGTTTAGTTAATATTAATGTATCTGATGAAAGACCTATTTGTAATGGATCTCAAGGTGTAATTATTGGATTTACAAATGAAGAAGATGAAGATGTAAAATGCTTACCAATAATAAGATTTAGCAAAGGATTTAATCATGTAATGGGATATTATACTTGGGAAAGTGAAAATATTCCAGGAATTGGTGTTAAACAAATTCCATTGACATTAGCATGGGCTTTAACAATACACAAATCACAAGGTGCAACAATGGATGCAATAGAAGTAGATGCAGGAACAGGAATTTTTGAATGTGGACAAACTTATGTTGCATTATCAAGAGTAAGAACATTAGAAGGATTATATTTAAGTGCATTTGACATTAATCGCATAAAAGTTAATGGAAAAGTTATAAAATTTTATGAAAAAATAAGAAAAGAAAGAATTCGAAAAGAAGAAGAACAAAAAAAACAACAAGAACAAAATAACATCAACAATGTTTTAATAGAACAACAAAAACAACAAGAAAGAGAACAGCAAGAAAGAGAACAAAAAGAAATTGAAGAACAAAATTCATTAAATAATAAGTTGATTGAAGAAGAATTAAAATCACAAGAAAAAAATGAAAATAATATTATAAATTTTAATTTTGGTGAAAATTTAGAATACAAAGAGCAAAATAATATTTTTGAAAATTATGAATATAAAGAACAAGAGAAAGAACAAAATGTTAATTTAAAATCAACAAAAAATATGAAAAGAATAACAATAAATAATTTTTAATATTTTTTATTTTTTGTTTTTTTTTGTTTTTTTTGTTTTACATTTTTTGTTTTTTTTTTGTTTTATATTTTTTGTTTTTATTTTTTTTGATTTTTTATTTTTTAAACCTCCAATTATTTCATAATCCTCCTCTCTATGTCTTTTTTTTGATTTGTTATTTAAATTAATCGAATCATCGTTTTTTTTTTCAATGTTGTATTGTATTCTTTTTGAACCAAAAATATTATCATAATGTATTGTGTCATTATTCCATTCTTTGAATTTATTTCTTTCTTCATATTTTTTATTTTTTAAAAAAATATCTAATTTTTTTTCCAATTCTTTTTTTTTATTTTTTAATTCTGAAAAATTATGAAAATTATTATTAATTAACATTTTATTTATTTTGTTAATTTCAATATTAATATTTTCAATATCAGTTTCATTCATTTTAGATTTTTTTTTTTCTAATATTTTTTTTAATTTTTTTTCTATTAAATAAATATTACTATCATCACTAAATGACATTGACGATTTTTCATCACTCATTTTTCGATTATTTTCATGATTCATTACATTTATTAAATTTTTTGTTATAGAATCATTTATTATTTTTTTATTATTTTCATTAATTATTTCTGGTAAAGTTAATAATTTTTCTTGTTTAATTGTTTTTTTTAATTTTTGACCTTTTTGAAAATGAACTAATTCTTCAATAACATTATTAAATGAATTTAATATTTTTTTATTTTTATATAAATCATCATTAATTTTTCTACTTAAAATTGGTATTTCTGAAGATTCTAAATTATATGTTGTTTCATAATCAATAATATTTCCAATATTTTCAATAAAAAATGATAATGCCCCATCACAATAATCTCCATTCATATGAAAATAATATTTTTTATTTTTAAAATTTATATCATTTAAATTATCAACAATTTTTTTTGACATGTATTTTAAAAATCCTTCAATATCTTCAATTTCAAATCCTGATATTTTTAATATGTAAAATGTTGAAGAAATTGTTGCTGAAATGACTTCTTTTTTATTAAAATATTCAACAAGTTCATTTTTTTTTATCAAAAAAATATCAAATACATTTAAAAAAATAAATTGTTTAAATATTTTTTTTACATCATTTGGAAAAAATACATAAAAAAAATATAAAATTGTAAGAATTGCAGAAGTTTTATTTGATAAATTAATTTTTTTAACTGAAAACAAAACACACCAATCATATATAGAATTTATACATTTTTCTAAAAAAAAATTATTTATTATTGTATTATAATTATAATTTATTACTTCAATTATACCATCAAATATATCTTCAATTTCGAAAATATTATTTATATTTTCATCAAAAAATAAAAAAATATCATTTTGTGATTCATCATATTCTTTTTGGTCTGTAACATTAAAAAAAATAAATAATTTTTCTTTATATATTTCATTTAAAAAATGCGAATTATTTTTTTTCATTTTTTCTTCTTCAATTTCATATTTTTTATTTAAAAATTCATTATTTATTACATTTTTTATATTCTTCATAAAATAACATTCATTAAATTCAGAATAACAATTATTTTTGTAATCATTTTTTTCCATATAAATATTACTGTTATTTGAATGCATCAAACTTATATATATATATTATATTATATTCTTTTTCTCTTTGCTAAATATCCTGATGCAGTTGTACCAATTTGTCCATAATTTGAATGTGGTTTATAAATGAATGTTCCTTTACTTTGTGTATAACATAATGTATTATTACAATTATTAAATTGCTTATTATACGGTAATATGGTAGTATCAAACATTGTAATAAAATATCCTGATCGATGTAATTGATTTTGTGGATAAATAGTAGTATTATTTGAGTAATTTGCTCCTGAATCAAATTGCATTTGTATTATATATATAATTAAATAATTAATTATATATTATTTAGTAATTGATATTTGTAATTTATGATTGATAATTAAATATTTATTTTACATAACTTTTTTACCACAAGCACTACATCCAGGTTTTGCTTTGTGAATTCTATCAACCATTGGAGCATTTAATTTTGTATTTGTATTAATTTTTTGTCCTATTGACATTTGTCTATTTAAAATTAATTGATTTATTAATAAATTATCATTTTTATTACTAAAATTCATTTTAAATCTATTCATTTAATATAAAATATATATATATTTTTATAAATATATTTTTATAAAATTAATAAAATTAAATGAATATTCCTTTTTCTAAAAGTTGTTCTTTTTCACATACTTCATTTCCAGACAAAAAATCTTCAAAATTTGTTGGTTCATCAACCAAACAATCACTTGCATCTTTTTTGAAACAAGGAATCAAAGGAATTTTTGTAATATCAATTTGTTCTATTGTATCATTATAAAAATCAATTAAATAAATACTTTCAATTATATCTACTATTTTTCCTTTGTACCATTTATTTTCATATTTATTTTTTCTCACTAAAACTACTTGTCCTGCTTTAAATATATAATTAATGTTATACATAACATTATTAAATTCACTTATATTGTTTGCATAAGGATTTGTTTTATTATTATCACATTCACATCCAGATATTATTCCCATTCTATTATCTTTTCCTCCAGTCATATGTTCCTCAATTAATTTTTTACCTTGTTTTAATAATCCTTTTCCTTTAATTCTATTTAAATATCTCTCATATGAGTTATGTTTTATATCAACACCAATTCCTCCTGGTGACATTGCTCCTGGTCTATTACGAACTTTTGTTACTTTTAAACTATTTGAACCATAAGTTGAACCACTACCAGTTTTTACTACTTGATTTGAAGGTCTTGATCTGTCACTCATTTGATTCCAATTTAATTTTGGTGGAACTACATATGATGTGCCAGATTGTTCTACTATTTGATATTTATTTGATGGTTCTTGATAAACATTTAAACCAGCTAAATTCATTGTGTAAAGTGATGAATTAATACGAACAGCATTTTGAATAATTTTTTGTGTTTGGTAAATAGTTGCAGGATCATTTGATGATAAATTTTTATAACATCCACGACAACTTGTATTAGGATTTATGTTTACATTTATTGTAGAACATGAATAATTTAAATTATTGTTTATTTGTATCATTTATTTATATATTACAAATATAATTATATATAATTTATATCAATTAAAATTTACATTCAGAATTAAAAATAATCGTTGGTTATTGTTCCATTATTTTTTAATTTTTACTAAAACTTACTTTGTAAAATAAATATATATTCAAAAATAATTGTATTTATATTATATACATTATGCATAATAAAATTTGTATATAATTTATAAATAAAAATTGATTTTTTTTGTTATATTATTTTAATAATAAAAATAATATTTAATATAATGAATAAATCAAAATTAAATTATGATGTAATCGATGCAAATGACTCAGAATTTAGTGATGATGAATCAATTGATTTAAATGAATTTAAAAAAAATGATGTAAATAATTTTGATATAAATATTTATGATGATAATAATGATGATGATAATATTATTACTAAAACAAAAAAATCAATTAAAATAAATAAAATAATAACAAAAAAATATGGTAATGATAATGATTGCGATTATAATAATGATGATAATGATTACGATTATAATAATGATGATAATGATTGCGATTATAATAATGATGATAATAATGATTAT